TGAACGGGATAATCGGGGGCGTGTTAAGTATAAAGGCCCTGCATGGAAGCGTATCTCACCACTAGACCTCTGCTTTAACCCTCGTGAGAAGTTTCAGAAGAGTCCCAAGATTGAGAAGGCCATGTTTCATGTGGCGGATATCAAGGACTTTCCGGGCACATTCCCTAATTCTGGGTTTAAGAAGGGGGTCATTGATAAAGCTATTAGCACAAGGCATCCGGAAGGCATTGACGATTGGGTAGAGGTGGTCAAGAACCGTGGCATCAACATGGATGGCTATGGTGGTTTTGATCAGTATTTCAAACAGGACTTAGCTGAGATACTTATCTACCGTGGCGATGTGTTTCACCCCGACTCAGGTAAGACAGAACGCAACCGTGTTGTGTATATTATGGATAAGGTGCACATTATTCGTAACGAACCCTCACAAGCTCCTAGTGGGTATGACGGCATACACCACGCTGGTTGGAGATTACGTCCAGATAACACATGGGCGCAAGGCCCGTTAGATAATCTCATTGGGATGCAATATCGGATTGACCATCTTGAGAACCTCAAGGCTGACGTATTCGATATTATTGCTCAACCTGTATTATTCATAAAGGGTGATGATATTCAAGAACCTTCAGAAGGTTATCGTCCGGGAGCTTCTTATTATGGTGGGATTGATAGCGACGTTAAGACGCTTGTCCCAGACGCCACTGCGCTGAACGCTGATAACCAGATAATGAATTATCATCGTATGATGGAAGAGTTCGCAGGAGCCCCACCTGAATCGAGAGGCATCAGGACTCCCGGGGAGAAGACGGCCTTCGAGGTTAGCAAACTAGACCAGAATGCTACCATGATGTTCGTTGATAAGGCACGGATATTCGAGCGTATGCTTGAAACTATGCTGAAGGAGACTTTCGAGGTTATGCTCCTTAACTTCGATATTGAGGACTACAAAGAGATATTCGGTGAGAGTGAAGAGGCCGAAGCTTTGGAAGTCCTCGCCCTGAAAGATACCTTAGCCAGAGGCGAGTTTACTGCTATGGGTGCACGACATTGGACCCGTAGAAACCGCGAGACACTAGAAATGAATAACTTCATGTCAGGCCCTCTTCAAGACCCGAAGATTAGAGCACATGTGTCAGGTAATAAACTTGCTGAGTTCTGGGAACGTAAACTCAACATCGAAGATGAGGAGATTATAGAGGAGAATGCAGGAGTTAAAGAAGATGTCAGGATTCAGGCAATCGCTCAAGAAGAGGCTAGGGCCCTCCAAGAAGAAGCAGGAGGGGAACCAATCGGCGTGGGGGATCAGTCGGGAACTGGTACACAGACTTTTACCGGAGAAGAAGGACAGGGAGACAGTGGGGGCGCAAGCGAAAGGCAACCCCCAACTAATGCAATTCCTTAGTGACGTAATGGTAGAAGACTACTTCAACGAAACCTTTACCAAGGGTTACGGAGAAGAAAGGGCTTACGCTGACGGGGTAGCCCATCATTCACAACATGTATTTAATCTATTGAAAGGACTAGAAGATGGCTGAAGCATTGACCGATGCTCTGGAAGCCGTAGAAAGCACACCAGCTACTACGGAAGAGGCCACTACAAGCGAGTTACCCAAAGCAGAGTTTTTGGATAATCTCGTAGGCGAGGGGAAGAAGTACGAAAGTGCCGATGACCTTGCCAAAGCATACCACCATGCCAATCTCCATATTGACGAGTTGAAGTCTGACCTAGACGAATACAAGGGTGGTAAAGAACTTCTAAATGAGGTTCTAGACGAAATTCGTAATTCCAATCCAGAAGAGAGTACAGAGACTTCGGCCCCACCACAGGCCCCGGTTGAGACTCAAATCCAGACGGAAGATGTAGCGAAGCTCGTTAGTGATGAGTTCTCAAAGAAGGAAAAAGCTACGTTGGAACAACAAAACGTACAGACTTCGTTTGAGAAACTTACGGCGATTTATGGCAGCGAATCAAACGCTAAGGCTGCTGTAGCCAAAACCATTGGCAATGATGTTAATATTAAAGACACCATAGACCGTCTGAGCCTAACTAGCCCGGATTCAATGGTTAAGTTTATCACTGGGATTACCCCAGCCGATCCACTGGCTGAAGGTAATACCCCTGGTGTTGACACTGCTACACCTGCTTCTATTGGGGCTGGTGGGCTGACTTGGGAACAGTGTAGGCAAATCCGTAAGGATGATCCGAAGAAATACGCTAGTCCTACGTTCCGTGCTTCTATTGAGGCTGCCGCTAATGCTGCTGCGGCTAAGGGTGTTGACTTTTTCGCAACATAGGAGAAGGGAGTATCTAGATGGCTTTAGATACTGTTAACAATTCTCACTTAGTCCGTACAAATGTATGGGCTAACGAGGTAAAGGATGTTCTCCAAGAAGAGCTTATGCTGGATGCTCATATCCGCTGGATTACTGAGTTTCCCGATGGCGATACTTTGAACATCCCCACACTGTCAGAAATGACGGTGCGAAACTACTCTGAAGGCGCGACTATCACGCTTGACGATCCCACGACTGGTAACTTCACTCTCACGATTGATAAGTACTATCAGAGTGGCTTTAAGATTCCTGAAAAGTTCCGTCACGACTCTTTCTATGTGTCGGTTGCTGAATCTAACTTCGTTCAGAAGTTAACTCGTGCTCTGCTTGAGCAGAAGGAATCCGATATCGCTAACCTGCAATCTTCGCAGACCGCTTCTAACCCAAATACCATTAACGGCGTCGATCACCGTTGGGTTGGTCTTGGAACTGG